TGGTACACATTTTGGATAACCTTTTCTTTTTTCACCTTTAGATCTTCCGCATGGAGCAAAAGAACCATCTTTACGTTTAGAACCAATGTCTACCCATTTCTCTTGAACCCATTTACGTAAGCTCATATTAATATTTTTTTGTAACTTTTCTTCTGTTTTCTAATACACCACCACAACCTTTAGCGATGCCACCTTGTTTATAATTAGATACCATTTTTCTCTCTTGAGAAATACTACCACCACCCATTTTCTTTTTTCGTCCACCAGGAACTATTTTACCTGAACATACTGCGCTCGCATACATGTTCGCGTACGCGCTCGGGTACACTTTAAATTTTGCTTTTGCAGCAGCTTTTCCTCTTGGACAAAGTTTAGCCATTACTTCCAACCTTTTTTAGCAAGTTTAGGGATTCCTTTTTTAACAAGTCCACCTTTTTTATATTCTGGAGTAACTTCAAATTTTAAACCTTCATCTATATCTCTCATCATTTTTGATGGAAATTTCTTTTTTCTTGCTCTTAATTCTTCAATATCTTTTTTATTTTTTTCAACTGTTCCATAAATATCTTCATTTCCTTCTTGAGCTTTTTTTAAATTTCTATCCATTATTTCTTCGCTCTCTTCTTGATATCTTCTTGTTTGACCTATAGTTTTTGCCATTTCACCTTTTATTTTACTTGTTTTTGGGTTTTTAACTTTAGGACTTACACTTTTAATAACACCAATACCTTTTAAAATAGTACCTGCCATTATCTTTTGCCTTTCATCATTTTGCCTTTTTTCTTCATTGACATATCTTTAGTTATCATATCAGCTTTTTTAATCATGCCACCTTTTTTCTTAATGACACCTCTACCTTTTAAAACATCTTTAAAAGTTACTTTGCCATCACCAGTTAAATCTGGAAATGCTTTACCGCCTTTTTTAAGTGCTTGTCTTGGTCTTATTTTATAATCGTTTCTCATGTTATATCCTTATCCGTTTTCTTGTTCTTTGTTTGATACCGGTTTATTTGCCATAGTGCGTGCCACCGATTCTGCACTTCGTCCCACAACGTAACCTCCCAGACCAATTTGTAAAAGTGTCCATACGTCTCCTGGAAGAGTTATAGTTATAGAAGCTTTAAAAAAAAATAATATAACAGGTCCTAGTACATAATTCCATATTAATATAAATATTAATACATACATTAAAAGAGGTCTCCAGCTAGATGCAAACCATCCAGCTTTGGCTTCAGCTTCAATAATTTTTGCTGCAGCAGTTAATTCTTGTGTATTAGATTGTAGTAATTGAGTTTGTAATTGTGCTTTTAATTTTTCTTGAAGATCTTTATCAGGAACTGACTTTTCAATAGTTGAAAAAAGAATTTTTGCTAAAGGTGCTACAGCTCCTAACATTTGAATCATGGTTTAATACCACTTTGCTTTACGTTTTTTCTCTGGAAGCATCGCTCTTTGTCCACCTACTGGAACTACTTGTGTTTCTTGTGGGTTAGAAACTTCTACATCAATTCCACCTTTTAATGTTCCATCTGAATTTGTGAATTGTGCAAAATCAACTTGAGTACCTGTTGATTGTTTTATTTTTTTAGTTTTTTTCATGTTACATTCCTCTTATTTTCATTTGTTGGACGCCTTGTTTTGCAAGACTTACTCCGGCACGTAGTTTAGCTAAATCTTCAGTTTGTTCAAGCTTATTTTCTTGATTTGTTTGATTCATCATAGCTTTCAACTTATCTAAATTAAGTCTTTCTTCAGCTTCTTTACGCTTTTGCTCGTTTTCCATAGCTTTTAAGTCAACTTCTCGTGATTTTAACTTTAAAAGTGGGTCAGAATCAAACTGTCCAACCAATTTATTCTCCTCATCAGCATAATCTTTGGTCATTTCAGCTATTAATTGAGCTTTTCTTGATTCAATTTGAATAGTTATGCTCTGAATTTGTTGCGCGGCTTGTGGATTCATCTGCATTTGTTGTTGTAACATAGGTAATTGCTGTAATTCTTGTACAAATTCAATTTGAACTTGCTCTTGAGCCATAATTGATATGTGTTCAAGTATATTTTTTTGAATAGACATTATAGTTGCAGGATTATTTTTAACCATATTCAATTGCATAAAGTTTAAATGAGCTTCAATGTGAGATTTATGATCTTGTCCTGGAAATGCTTGATAAGGTTGACTTGCCATTGCAGTAATATGTTCTAAACTTGGATCCATTGGCATAGGTTGTTTTGGTGATGGAAGAATTAAATCTATATTTTTAACTCCAATCGCTTCATACATTGATCTATATGCTTGATAGATGTCATGTATCTGTGGATTAGATTGAGCAAGTTGTAATTGTGTTTGTGCTAAATTAATTCTTTGTGATTGTGAAAATATATTTGGATCTGCAACTGGAAGAATATCAATCTTTTCATCAAAGTCAGTTTGTTTAATTTGTCTTTGTCCACCTACTACATCGTATGGATAAACAGGTGGTAAATAAGTTGAAAATACATTTGCTAGTAATTCAAATTCATTTTTAAGTGCTCCATAAATTCTTTTATGGATTGCAGACATTACACGCGATCCTCTTTCAAGTAATGCCATAGTAGTTCCCACTGCTGCCTGTTGGTTCATATCTCCAACTTGTGCATCAGCAATGCTCGCGAATCTTTGTCCTGCATCTACTACAATACCCATTAATTGTAATAGTACTTGATCAGGTCCTTTAAATGGTAAAGGCATAAATGCATCCTTTAAATTACCTCCTGGCGCATCTACATCTCTAAATTCTCCAGGTTGTAATGGTTGAGCATCATCTCTGACTCTAATGCCACGCATTTTAAATCCAGATGGTAAATTAGCTAAAGTTCCTGCATCTAATAATTGTCTTAAAGCTGCTGTTGCAGTTCTTGATAATCCACCAATCATGTGAATTAATCCAAATCCATAAAATCCAAGTCCTGGTAAAAATTTAAAGTGTACAAAGTAATTTGTTCTATTTTTTAATGGATCGTCTGATTTATAATTACGTTTGATAGATAAAACTTCTCGTGAAGATTCTTCAATAGTTACAACGTATGGAAGTTTAATACCTGTGGGCTCACCAGTTTGAGGATCTTTATCTTCAAAACCTTCTAAATCTAAATTAACATGACATTCCAATAAAGTATAAATGTCTTCTTGTTTTTCAACTCTAACACCTTCTAATTCTCTTTGTTTACTTTTAATTTCATCTTCTTTTAATGGAGGTTGTCCAAGTTCTACATCTCTATAGAAACCACTAACTTGTTGTTTACGTAAATCATTTTCAGAAATTTTAATTACATGAATAACTGCTTCTGCATCTTCTAGTGATGTTGCTGAATAAGGAACAATTAAATCTTCAGCCGGAATAAATTTAGATACTGCTCTTCCAAGAAGAGCATCATAATAAACTTTTTTAAATGTAGATCCGGATAAAGGTAAGTAGAATAACATCTGATCAAATTCAGGTTCATATTCTTTCATGACATTCATAATCTGATAGTTCATGAATTCTTTAACTCGCATCGCTTGATCTTCTTTGTTACGATCAGTTAAACCTAAAATTTGTGTTCGCACGGGTCCGTCCGCGGGAAGCAATTCTTTGTAAGCTTGTGCTTGAAACTGTGTTACAGATTCTGCAAGAACTGGATGTGTAACTCCTGATGCACCTTTAAATGGTTCTGTTCTTTTTTCGTATTTAAATCCTAATAGGTCTAAACCATTTGTATATGCCATTTCCCAATCTTGGCGTGAAGATCTATAATCATTATATTTTTCATCTAATTCAGATCCAACGTCTGTTAAAATACTTTCATCTAAAAATTCTGCTAAATTTGCATAATGGTCTTCTCCTCCTGGCATAGATGCAATACTTGGATCAAAAGAAATTTCTGCTCCACCATCTTCACTCATGTTAATTTCAACTGGAGAATCTGTAGGTTGTATTTCTTCTTGAATGGTTTGTTCTATTTCAGCTTGACCTGGAATTTCAATAGTAGTTTTTGTATTGGGTAATGACTTATCAATTTCTGCCATGATTAACTATACCTTCTTCTGAATAATGTTTCAACACCTTGTGAATCTGGACCTTTAGCAGGTGGAACTGTTTTTGTCAATCCACCATTTGCAAAACTAGCTAATCCACCATCAGCATAATAATCAGAATCTGGTGGATCTGGGTATCTATTCATAATATCCTCATAAGGAGAATTTTCTAATACTTTTCTACCTGCTGCTCTTTGTTCAATTTTTTTTACATCTTTTATTTTTCCAGTTGCAATTTTTTCTAATCTTTCAACATCACTAAAAGCTTCATCGATATTAAAATTATCATAGTCAAATTCAAAATCTCCTGGTTCTCTAGTTGGTCTTGGTCTATTTTCTATTACTGAAAAATCACCTGGAGATTTTATTTCTTTTCCTGTTTCTAAATTAATATCTGATTTAGGGGGTCGGTAATTTAATTCAAAAGAGGAGTCTGCTGCTCCACCAGAAATATTAGCGTCAATACTAATTTCTCCAGTTACTTTATTTTCTGTAAGAGTAATTATTTCTGGTTTACCAGTCTCCGAAGGTATTTCTAATTTTTTAATAGTTGTCATATCTTCAACTCTTGAAGCTTTAGGAGATATATCTGTTCCTTCTTTCATTATTTTATTAACTAACGGAGTAAACCATTCAGGCATACCTTGAACTTTTGGTAAAGTTTTAGCAATAGTTTTAGCTGCAGGTTTTAAAAAACTTTTACCTTTCATAAGTTTGGCTGCAACGGGTAGTGAAAGCAAACCTCCTACTATTTTTAAAAATCCTCTACGTTTCATTTTTTAACCCCATAATTCCTGTTGTGTCTATTTTACCTGGTAAAAATACTCCACCACTTGTATCTCCTTCTTCAGAAGAAAACAAATCATCTAATTCACCTTTTCGATATGCATTAGCTAAATCAAATGCGGTTAGTGCAGTAGCACCAATAGCTCCAATTGCACCTGTGCCTGATATAAGAGCAATATTTCTTGGACTTAATCCTAATCTTAATGCAAGGTTTAATAATCCAGGCGCAGCTTTACGAGGATTTCTTACTCCCTCAAAAGTCAAAGTATCTTTTACACCACCTAAAAATCCTTTTGGTGGTCCTTTAATAGCTCCAGCACCTCTAGTAAGAGTTTCTGTAAAAGCAGGTCCTATATAATTTAACGGATCAGATAAAATTTCATATGGACTTTTTCCTTCTTGAATTTGTTCAGCTATAAAAGGAATTTCAAATAATGCAGTTCCTGCAGGTGATCCAACTCTTGTTAAACCTTTTCCTAATACACCTAATGATGATTTTAATATTCCCTTATCTGCTTTTCTTGCAGCTTCAAAAGTTTCTTTTGCTCCTGGAATAGATAAACCAGCCGTTCCAACACCGATTGATGCAATTGGTGATTCAGTGATTACATTATCCGCGAGCCAATATAAAAGATCCGATTGATTAGCTTTAACTTCTGGTTCATTTCTTTTTACAAAAACTTTTCTAAAGTCATCGTACACAAGATCATCTGCAAATTTTGCAGCGGATGAAGCATCAGCAACTTCTGTAATAGGTGTTATTTGTTGTTGTGGAACAATTGGTTGATTTTCTATTGTTTGATCTTGCATCGCGGTTTGCGTGTCTTGGATTTGAGATTGTTGATCTTTACCTTGATAAGGAGTTGCATTTGCAATAAATGGTGCAGCTAATCCTAAAAATGCATATTTTCCTTTTCCTTGAAAAGGAATTCCTGCTAAAGAAAATAATGGTTTTGATTTTGTTTTAATTACAAAATTATTTTGTTTTGCTATTTCTTTTATATTTTTTTGAGCTCCTTCAGAAAATTCATCAAAATATTTTATTTGTTCTTCTGGTTTTAAATTTTTACCAGTTAAAAATATTGGTACATCAATTTTATATTTTTTTTCAAAATCTTTAGCTAGTTGATTATAATCTTTAATATCAGAAAAATCTCCATCCAAAGCTTTACCAAGAGCTCTGCTAAATTTTAAATCTAATTTTTTTCCTTTATCTTTATTTTTAAGAAAATCTATAACTTGTGTTGCTTCTATATAACCAGGAGCTCTATCAAAAGTTGCAGCAACCGCACCAACTTCATCCACAGCCATTCCTCTTTGAAGTAATCTATTTCTTGCCATTCGTGTTGCTCCTTCTGGCAATCCTCTTTTTGCATCTGCAATTGAAAGTTGTAAATCTCTTCTTATACCTGGTTCAAAACCAAAATCACTTATTCTATTTTCAATACTATCTAAAATATCACCTAACTTATCTGATCTTATGCTTTTAAAATTAGGAGTGACAGTTGATGCTCCTTTTGAAAATTGTGCTACAAATTTAGGAACTTGTCTTGCTGCGTCTTTTAAATATTCAAGTTTTTTAATATTATCTGCATTATTAAAATTTTTATCACCATAAATAGCTTTAGCTATATCTGTTGAATCTGCATCCGGATCTAAAACAAAAACATTTCTTAATACATTCATCATAGGTGTTCTTTTAATTGCTTTAGTTTGAGCTCCTACATCAGCAACCTCTTTAGGGGAAATTAAAGATATTTTATCTTTAAAATTTTTATTAAATTTAAGTTCTGCCAAACTAGTTTGAATAGTAGCAAAAGGAATTTTTGGAAATTTTTCTTTAAGCTGTTTTATATTTAATGGAGTTTCTGATTCATTTAAAGCATTTTTAATTAATGACATAGATGTTTGTTTTCCGCGATAAGTTAGTTTTGGTTTTACATTTCCAATATCTACAAGTTTTTTTATTTCTCCTATTGCTGTACTAATTTTAGGTTTATATAATTCTTCAGATGTTTGACCTATTTTTTTAACTTCAAATAATTCTTTAATTTTTTTATAGATTTCATTATTACTTCCTTTATATTTTTCAATAGTTGAAGCATTAACTCCTAATTTTTCGCCAAGTTGTCTTCTATTTATAAAACCTTTTGTTTCTTTTTCAATTTTTTTTGCAATTTGTTTTGCAAAATTTATTGCTTCTTGTTTTTGATTTGCTCTAAAAAATCTATCAACATTAATACCTGCATTTTTATTAGCAGCTAAAACTCTAAAACCTTGGCCTTCTCCTTTTGAATATAAATATGGAATTGTTGCCATTATCTTCCTCTCTTTCTAAACATCGTTCCAATACCATTAATCAAACCACCGTCCGCTTTTGGTTCTCTGTTTTTAATTATTTCATCATACTTAAGATAATCATCTGGATTACCAGGATCTAAACCCATCCTTGCCATCTCTGCTTGTTTTCTAATTCCTTCATCTATAACTTCCGTTATACTTTTTGAAGCAGTTCTAACGGGGGCTTTTGGAATTGTTACTTCTCCTGTGTTAGGATCAAAAGTTTCCATAGATCTTTTGCCTTGAAGCTGTTCATTAATATCATCTACAAAACCTTTAAGTCCTGTTTTAGATTCTGTCACGACTTGTGGTTTTGCAAATGTTTCTGGATAAGTAGATTTTAAAAATTCTAAATTATTTAAAAAAGTTTCTAACTCTTCTTCATCTCTAATTTGAGGAAGAAAATCAGAATCCATTCTAACTAATTTTTTTAATTGTTCTGGATCTTCAACATCTCCTAAACCTTTTCTTAAAATTTCAGGAGAAGTTAAATCTGCGTTATATAAATTTCTAAATTCAGGATTTCTACTTACTTTAGTCATTAATCCTAATCGTGGAGACATACCCATCTCTTTTAAGGTATTTAAAATTTTCATTCCTAGAGCCGCAACTCTTTGTGGATTTGCCATTAGTAATACTCCCTGTTGTCGTGGATTATAGGTTCATCCTTATAATCCTCGGGATGCTCAATAAAGCCCCCCTGTCTAAATCTCATTAATGCTTGTGTCATTGAGTCTACGAGGTCATCGTGATCTCCAAAAGGAAATGCCGCGCATTCCTCAATAACCTCTTCTGCAAAACTTGCCTCTGGCGCCCATATCTGACCACTTTCAAAAAGTGGTGCAACGGCGTTTATACGGGAATGTTTATCATTTCCTTTGCTAGGTGTAAAGTTAATCACAGGTATACCCATCTTACGTAATTCATAAGTTAGTGGTAATCCTGATGCTTTGGACTCAATTACTACTGATTCCGGTTTCCAATAGTGATATTGTTCTAAAGCTCTACGTCTTAATTCTGGAAACTCTAGTCGTTCTTTTATCGCATCTAGTAAAATTAAATTGGGTCCTGAATCAGGATTTGGATAAAATACACCCCATGTTGTAATGGCTGAAAAGTCGGCTGTTTCTTTTTTAAGGAATGCAGTGTCATAACTTTGTATCACATGGTACAATTCTGGAATATAATCCTTATCCCATTTGCGCCACCAATCACGTTTAATAATTGAACCTTCTTCTGATGTTGGATTCTGCATCCATTGTGCATTCCATTTTTGAATAGACAATGATGCTTTAACTGATTCTAATTCTGATAACTTCCAATACTCTGGCCATACGGGTTTCTCATCAGGTAAGATGGCTGGAAATTCTACAACCTCCCACTGATCTGATTTGATTCCTTTTTGAGCCCCGATCAACGATCCGGTAAGATCTTTCAAAGACCAACGCGTCATGACTACGACAATTTTACCACCTGGTTGTAAACGCTGACGAGGACCTGATGTATACCATTCATAAGCACGTTCCAGCGCTTCTGGATTCATCGCATCTTGTTCCGAGTGCGGGTCATCGATAATAAGTAAATCCGCTCCGCGGCCCGTGATCGCCGATCCAACACCGGCTGCAAAGTACTCACCTCCTTGATCCGTCTCCCAACGGCCCGCGGCTTGCGAATCTTCGCGCAGTGTCGTTTTGAAAAATCTTTTATAATCTTGGCTGTCAATTAAATGTTTTGCTTTTCTACCGAATCGAACAGCGAGCTCCGTGGTGTGTGTCGTTTGAATAATTTTTAATTTTGGATTACGACCAATCATCCATGCAGGTAATAAGAAAGATGCAAACTCTGATTTAGTATGTCGAGGTGGCATGTTAATAATCAAACGATTAATCTTGCCTTCTGCAAGACGATTAAACTGATCAGCAATTTTTTTATGATGTGAACCTTGTATAAAATCTGGCCACATAGATTTTACAAAAGTTAAAAAGTCTTGATGCACTTTTTCTTCTTTTACTTTCTCATCATACTTGATTGCATACTTCATAAACTCCTTACGTGCATCCGTAGGAAGCTTATTCAAGTCTATCTTACTTACATCCATATAATTTTTTATAAAATTTTTTTATAAAATTTTTACACCTTCAATATTTTTTATGAAGTATTTATCACGGTTGAATGTCTAAATCTAGCACTAAAGGTCAAAGTTTTGGGACCCCTTTTACAATTAGGGGGGTCCGGGGGGGTCACAAGCAGTTATTCAAGATAGCTTGGGGTTACTGAAGGAGAAGTACAAAGCGCGCGAAGCGCGCTTTCGAAAGTTAACAGGCGCGCGAAGCGCGCCTTTAAAGTGAGGACACACGCGCGCGAAGCGCGCGCCTGCGCGCCGCGAAGCGGCGCACAACCTATGATTGATTACATCAATCTAACAATGTCATATATTCTTTTGGAAAGTGTCTAGCAAACCAATCGCAACCTTGTTGCACTGTCTTATAATCTTGAAACTGTTGAGCGCCCATAATTAAATCATAGACTGCAACAGCAAACCAAGGCAACGATGCCTTTGCACCGCTGAATGGGTTAGCAACTTCGATTAGTTTATCTTGTGGGTCTAATGTTAAGTCAACATCGAATGGAATTTTATATTCGATGTCATTATATTTTACTGTCTGCATTTATTTTCCTTTCTGTTTAGTGAGTCGCTTTACATAACAAGGTTAGGCGACTCACTATTATATTTATATTATGTTGTAGGTTGATTCAATAACTTTATAGTTGTATCAACATACTCGCCTCGCCATCCTGTCTTAACTTCTTTTATAACCTCTACAGGAGTTTCCTGTGGTATAGTTTTAATACCAACTATATTCATAAAGTTTGCAATGTGTTCTCTTAACCAATCATTCATACATCGCTCATCGCAAAAATAAAGTTCCCAACGGTTTGTATTCCAACTATCGCTGCTGCCATACGCATAACGAGTGCGCAAAACTTTATTGCCTTTAGTTCCACGAATTCTAGATTGCGTGTCATATGTATGACATTTAGTTCCCTGACAATAATGTCTAGTCATTTTTAATTATCCTTTCAAAGTTATTGTAAAGTTTTTTGCAGTTCTATATCCATTTCTGTCTAAATCAAAATAAGTCAAAACAGTTTCGCCTTTTGTTGTAGTCCAAACTTTTGACTTGTCATCAAATTTTGCAGAACGGAATTCTCTTTTTTGTTCTACATTTTTTTCTCCGTTAATAGTTTCAGGTATGAAACTTACTACGAAATTTACTCCATTATCTATATTCATATTTTTTCTTTCTATATTGGTTATGGGATAACATTTAATATATTATCCCATAAATGTCAAACAGTTAATTTAATGCAACTGCAGATTGTCTTGCCTTTTTAAATTGAGCAATAACAGCTTTGTTATCTTGTTTTGCTCTTCTTGATTTAATCAGACTAGCCAAGTTTTCTGGTTGATAAATAGTTAATGAAACACCAGCAGTTCTTTGCAGTTCATTTTCATTAATATTCAAACCAAGTGCACCACACAAATCGATTGCGTCTTTAACATACTTATAATCTTTAAGTGCGTTATTTATATCTCGCATATCTTTATGGATTGCTTCAGCCCAAGCATAATGAGATTGCACAAAATTTTCTCTTGCAAGTTTAAACATTTTCATTTGTTCAAACTCTTTTGCTGTGCAAGGTATAGTTCTTGAACGACAATAACTTGTACCAATTACATCAAGGGAATATTTATTATCCCATTGTGATTTGATACTCTTGTCATCATCATAATTGAAACCAAGAAATTTTTTAATTTTATCATTTTCTTGTGTCCAATATGGATTACTAGACTTGTCATCAAATTGTTGAGTGATATTAATTTCTGGATTTAATCCACTATCTTTTAATTGATTACGATAGTAAGCAATTCCGAAATCATAATCATTAAATCGTCCACTCAAACTTGCGTCCAATTTAAAATTAAAATGTTCACTATTGCTATCTCCAGCTTCATCATCAGTTCCAATTACATTTGCAAAATAAAAGCAACTGTCTTTGGCAACAACATCACAAGCCCTACCATATTTCTTTTTAAATGCTTGTAGTGTTGCAACATCATTTTTAGGATATGCTCTCTCTACAATGTTAGTAGCAATTTTAAATGCTCTATCATATGCAACGATTACATCTCCTTTTGCTGATACAAAATTTTCAAATTGAGTAGTTTTCTCATTTTCAAAATGAGATAAAATCAAACCACCGATTTTTTTTCTTATATCAGTATTTAGTCTTAACTTACTTGTAGTCATACTTTCTCCTTTATTAGTTAGAATTATTTTATTTCATACCTTGACTTTAATGTCAATGGGATTATATAGGATATAGTTCTTATGAATTGTTTTTTTAAATAACAAAAGCGTTATTACTAAAACGAAACAGCAAATTTAATCTTAGCGGATTAAGAACGATGGTTTAAGAACAACCTTTGGGATACGCGGCCTTATAAATTGGTTAACCAATCCCAAAGGACAATCTTTCTAGTTAGTACGCAGGCGCTTTCGCGCCTGCGACAATATGTCGCATTGACATAACCCCAGGTTGTAAAAAAGTTTACAAGCTCACAAGCCCTGCGACACTATGTCGCATGTACACGAACCGCGGAAAGTGTTATAGTTAAGATAGAAAGAAAAATAACCAACAGGAGTGACTATGGAACAAATAGCAAAAGAGTTGTCAAAACTAAATGCAACAATGGCCGAGATATTATATCTTATCCAAAAAGAAATGAAACGCGGTGAAGAACTAGCTAAAAAATATGAAAAAGAACGCAATGAATAGATTAAAAAAATTAGGTTTTAAAAAGATCCCCGGCACGGAGCCGGGGTTCCATATGTATGAATTAACGCCGGCCAAGCTGCAATCATTCGATGAAAATTTTAAGCCGCAAGCTGCCAGCGATGCGCGAAGCGAGAAGCGCACAAGCTTGCAAGCACGCAAGCGTACAAGCTTGACAAGTAAATAAATATGGGATATTGTAGGATACATGAAAGTAAATGAATTAGATAATATAACAGGCACGCTGTCGAAGCCGTCCAAGATGCCTGGTTGGTCCTACGGTATACCAGCGAAGGAATGCAAAGTAGGAGCGAAGCTTGCAAAAATACCAGGCACTGTCTGTCATGGTTGTTACGCTCTTAAAGGTTGTTACGTATTCCCGAATGTACAAGCAGCGCAATACAAGCGTTTAGATTCTATAACCGATCCGCGATGGGTCCAGGCAATGGCTGCGCAGATTTTACGACATAAGTCAAAATGGTTTAGATGGCACGACTCTGGAGACATTCAATCACTTGATCACCTTAAAAAAATATTCGCAGTTTGTATCTTGACGCCGGATGTCAATCACTGGATGCCGACACGTGAAGCGGGGATATTAGCTCAAGTTACGCCGGATGAAATACCCGCAAATTTAATTATAAGATTATCAGCGACGAAGGTCGACGGTTCGCCGTCATCGTCATGGCAACATACTTCTACTGTAGTCACAGAAGGAAAGACATGTCCAGCAGCGGAGCA